CGATCGAAGATAGTAAGGGAGCCCTGGCAGGAATCGGGACGGTAAGTGGTAATCATAGTTGGACTAAAAGTTTTGTTGAGCACGGTGTCATTATTGGTTTAGCGAATGTACGAGGAGATATTACGTATTCGCAGGGTATCGACAGATATTGGGATAAGCAGACCCGATTTGATTTTTTCTATCCTGTGCTCGCACAGATAGGAGAGCAATCTGTTTTGAACAGAGAGATTTGGTTTACCGATACCGCCTCCATAGATAACGCAGCTTTTGGTTATCAAGAGAGATATGCGGAATATCGATATAAGCCGTCCAGACTGAGTAGTTTGATGAGACCGGATGCCGCAGGCACATTAGCGGCTTTTCACCTAAGTGAAGATTTTGCGACGTTACCGTCGCTGGGAGCTGCGTTTATAACAAGTAATACCGAAGCTCCATTAGATAGGGCATTGAGTGTGCCATCGCAGCCACATTTCGTGGCAGACTTTTATTTTAGTATGAAGTGTGCGAGGCCCATGCCCTTGTTTGGTGTTCCTGGCAATTTGGATAGATTCTAATGGTAGCCCCATTAGTAATTGGTGCAGCGATCGCTGGTGGTACCAGTATCCTTGGCGGATTCTTTAGCGCCAAAGGCCAGAGCGATGCGAATAAGGCTAATTTACAGATTGCCAGAGAGAATAGAGAGTTTCAGGAGAGGATGAGCAATACCGCGGTAACGCGGAGATTTGCAGATTTGAAGAGCGCGGGAATAAACCCGCTTTTGGCGGGGAGATACGATGCAAGTACCCCGCCAGGCAACATTACCACCATGGGCAATGTAGGTGGAGCAGGAGTTGAAGGAGCATCGAAGGCCGCAGCCGCGGTGATGACCTCGATGCAGATGCGACTAATCAAGTCGCAGAAGAATTTGATAGATGCCCAGTCGGGCAAGGAGAAAGCAAGTAGCAATTTGATGAATGAGCAGGCTTTGAACGAATCAGAGCGACGCGTTGGAGTAACCGCGGCTAGTCAGAGATCGCAGATTGGAGTTTTATTAGACAGCCTGAAGATACCTGGAGCGCACACGCTCGCAGATTTATATAAGTTATCATCAGGTGGTTTAGAAGCAGTGCGCAAAGCCGCACGCGCTTCAGGCAAAGGCGCTGCATGGGTAAGAGAAGAATTGCTAGATTTGATTCAGGATATTAGTGGAAAGCTGCCGTCGTCCGATGAAATAGACCGAGCGGCAGGATGGAAGAAAGGTTCAAGATTTGGAGGTAAACGATGAGTATGTATTACAGAGAGAATTTGGATTTTTGGAAGCCTGTTTACGACGATGGCCGTACCAAACAGGCTTTTATGGGAGAGACCGATATTAACCTGATGTTGGCCAAGGCCCAGAAAACTGGGTCCATTGACCATTTGACGAAGTATCAGGGAATGTACGGTGATTTTGAAGAGTTTGATTTCCTGGCAGCACAGCTGCAGATCAGGAAGGCAGATGAGATTTTTGAGGCGCTGCCGTCGGAACTCCGCCGCGAGTTTCAGCAGTCGCCTAGATTATTTTTTGAGTTTGTGAACGATCCGAAGAACAAGGATCGTTTGAAGGATATTTTCCCGGCATTAGCCAAGCCGGGTAAGTATGATTTAGATATGTCGGGTGCGACGCCCCCAGGGGCGTCTGTAGATCCCGACGAGCCGGATCCGGATGCAGGGTCCCCTCCCGTTGCCCCGGTGTCCGGAGAGACCCCTCCGAGCTAGCAGCGTAGCCTGGGGGGTTTTGGGGGGGGGCCGGGTGTCCCCCCCTTTTTTTCGCGAGCACGCTTCAGCGAGCTCGACGAAGTGAGGAAACATAGGGGGGTGTTTCCTAGATTTTTGACTGACGGTGTCAGTCAGCCAGTTCACATCAAGTAGAGGAACTGGCTATACTGCGAAAGCAGTAAGATTGAAGAGATATTTATTATAGATAAATATTGAGATTAGTCATGAGAATCATGAGGTTAGTGGTAATCATTTGGATTACCATTTGTTTAGTGGCACTAGGATGCCAAGGTTTTGCAGGGAGGATCCCCTGCGAGAGCGGTCGCGTCATTACTGACGCGGCCGCTTTTTTGTTTTGTATCGAAAAGGAGACGGACGATGCCGAGGAGAAGGTCGATGAGTCGCCGGCGCAGCCGGCGGAATTTCAGCCGAGGAAATGGAACGCATAGAAGGAATTTTGCGCCCCGACCGCAGCGCGGCGGGATACGGCTGTAGTGGGATGCTTTTCGCCTTTGAAGGGATGGAAAGATGCGGCTACTGGAGGCATTACTTTCAAAAGAGCGGAGAGTGCGGCGACGCGGATGGAAGTTGCTTGTGGTCAGTGCCTTGGGTGTCGCCTTGATTATAGTCGCATGTGGAGTATGCGCATTGTGCACGAAGCATCATTTTTGCTCGAATTGGGTCGAGACAGTAGTTTCGTTACTTTGACCTATAGTGATGATCAGATGCCCCAGGATTGGTCCTTACATAAGGACCATTTTCAGAGATTTATGAAGAGACTAAGAAAGGCATCCGCAGAGCGGATTAGATTTTTTCACGTAGGAGAGTATGGAAGTGTTTGCCGCCATGGAAGGCAGGCAGACGATTGTGATTTTTGTAGTGTTGGAAGACCGCATTATCACGCGATTTTATTTGGTAAGACGTTTGAAGATTTGGAGGTCTATAGAACGAGTGAGAAGCGGGATTTTTTTACGAGTAAGATTTTGCAACATATTTGGGGGCATGGTTTTGTAGATGTTGGTGATGTAACGATGCAAAGCGCGGGATATGTAGCGCGCTATTGCTTGAAGAAGGTCACCGGGCAAAACGCGCCCGAGTGGTATGAGAATGTAGATGATGATGGCGTAGTGCATAAGATGCAGCAAGATTATGCGACTATGAGTCGTCGACCCGGTATCGGGGCCGATTGGTTGAAGAAGTTTAGTAGTGATTGTTTCCCGAGCGATGAAGTGCCAGTGCCTGGCGTTGGAGTGATACCGAAGGTTCCTAGATATTACGTCGGGTTGTTTGAGAAGGTGGATTCGTTTAACGAATCCATTGTAGCAGATATGAAGGAGGAACGCAAGCGTTGGAGATTTGAGAATATTGGTGAGTTTTCAGCCGAACGGCTGAAGAGTAAGTACATAGTAAAGAAGCGACAGATTGAATCTTTGAAGAGAGAGCTATGAAGTTTTTACATGACGTTGATATGAGTCCCGGTGGGACCGTAACGATCAAACAGATACGGGAGAGTTTTAAAATGTTGATGCAGATTTACAGTGTTTTTGATGTCGCTAGTGGGGCCTATATGAGGCCGTTTTTTTGCCAGCAAGATGGCGAAGCGACAAGGATGTTTAGTGATTTGTGTACGGATGCAGAGCATCCGATGGGTAAGCACCCAAAGGATTATAGTTTATTTAGGTTGGGATCGTTCAACGATCAGAGTGCTTTGATAGAGGGGACGAGCCCCGAGTGTTTGTGTCAAGGTTTAGAAATGGTTGCTTTGAAGAGGAATAATGGCGATGCCTAAGAGTGTAATGGTTCATAGTTTTAGTGAGGTGCCCCGTGCAGAGATACCGAGGTCGAGCTTTGATAGGAGCCATGGGCTCAAGACGACGTTCGATGCAGATTTATTGGTGCCTATTTTGGTTGATGATATTATCCCTGGCGATACTTTTAACGTTAATTGCAGTTTTGTGGCGAGATTAGCCTCGCCTACGATTTTACCGTTGATGGATAATATGTTTTTAGAAACGTTTTTCTTTTTCGTGCCTTATAGATTGATATGGGAGAATTGGGAGCGTTTTTGCGGCGCTCAAGACGACCCAGGCGATGTGATTACCTTTACAGTGCCCGTTATTGCTGGCGCCGTTGTTACCCCCGTTGCCAGCTTAGGTGATTATATGGGCCTACCGCTGGGTGTCGATGCAGACTCATTAGTGACGTGCAGCTCTTTACCATTTCGAGCTTATTACTTAATTTGGGACGATTGGTTTCGCGATCAGAACTTACAGGATGGACTAGATTTTGCCATCAATAATGGCCCCGACGGGACATTGAACGCGAACAGTTGTTTAAAGAGAGGTAAAAGGCACGATTATTTTACGAGTTGCTTGCCGTGGCCACAGAAAGGCACGGCTGTCAGTTTGCCCCTTCAAGGCAATGCGATCATACATGCGGGGAGTGGTTTAACCCCCGGTGGTAATGAATCGATCAACGTCTTTTCTGATGATCAAGCCGATGAACGTTTTATGGAGGTCGCTGGAACGAATTTGCTGCATTTAGCAGCTACAGGTGATGAGAATACCGATCGTTTGTTGTATGCAGATTTATCAAGTGCAACAGCAGCGACCATCAATCAGTTGCGGTTAGCGTTTCAAACGCAACGATTGTTAGAGCGCGATGCTCGCGCAGGGACTCGATATGTGGAGCATTTACTAGCTCATTATGGTGTTACGAGTCCAGACTTCCGGCTGCAGAGGCCGGAGTTTTTAGGTGGTGGTTCGTCCCGAATACAAGTTTCGCCAGTGGCACAGACAACGTACCAAGGTACGCAGACGATCGAAGATAGTAAGGGAGCCCTGGCAGGAATCGGGACGGTAAGTGGTAATCATAGTTGGACTAAAAGTTTTGTTGAGCACGGTGTCATTATTGGTTTAGCGAATGTACGAGGAGATATTACGTATTCGCAGGGTATCGACA